GGAAAGCTCAAAGTCACCGGCACAGGCCAGAACGTCGCCGAGGCTATCAAGCTGATGAAGGCCGACAAGGATCTTAAAATCGTTGGCACGCCAAAAAGCATCAAGCAGCAGTTGGAGGAAATGAAGAAGCGTCGAGAAGCGATGCGAGATACTTCTCCGAAAAGGGCAGGCGAAAACGAACTTGAATACCAAAAGAGAAAAAACAAACCAGAATGGGACGACTTCGAAAGAAATACCGCTGCCACAGATAAGAAGTTCGGCTTAATGAAAGAAGAACTAATAGAGAAGCGGGCTGATATCTTGCGATCCGAAGGTGACTTTCAACTAAAAGCAGACAAGTTAGAGAGGAACAAGAGTACCGGAGAAAGCAAAGAGCTAGAAGAAACCTACGACAAGATTTACGCTTTGCGAGACAAGAGGTACGCTCTCGAACAAGAGTACAACGGTCTTGACGCAAAACACGAAGAAGCCATGATGGCGGATTTAGCTAAATTCACCAAGTCTAGGTCAGGGTCGCACGTATCCGCCAACTTCACAAACAACATAGACAAAAAAGCCGGAAGGACATCGAAGTGGAAAAAGCCGTTCGAGAAGAACGCAAAGGAAACTGAGGAGTGGTTCAGTAAGCACGTAAGCAGCGATTTCCAAAACGAGCTAGACGACGTAAGGATGTTCTTGGCGAAATCATCCAGCGGGAGTAACTTCAACAACGCGCACTACAGCGGCAACCTGCACTCTGTCCATTTCGGCACTCGCGGTAACGCAGAATTCAATACCTCAAAGAAGGTCATTGCGCACGAACTGGGTCACGCAATGTCGGGCAGGCTACCGAAGCACGAAGCTGCTATTACGAGATTTCACGATGAGAAAGTTGCCGCTTATTTGAAAGAAAACCCAAACGCAAAAGAGGTTGCTTTCGGCTCAGGTTCGACGTATTACAGAGGTCACAGAGATTCTAGTGGGAAAAGCGTGTATGGATACTACTCTGAATACGCTGGGTTTGACCACAGTGCGTACAGAAAGACGACAAGGGGTATTGAAATACCATCTACGGGAATGGAAGCTATGATAAGACATCCCTTAATATTCAGAAAAGAAAACAGGGAACACTTCGAAATGACTGCTTTCTACATGGCTGGAGTTCTAGGAAGGGACGACTAAGAATGGGATTTGAAGACGAATTTAGCGACGATGTTCTGAAAGAACGAGTCGTAGGTGACGGATGGCAACTGTACATCCGCCCCGAAGTGGGCTTCTTTGAGGTGGAAATGACGGAACCGCGAGGAGCTTTGACAGCTAAGCACGTTAGGGAATGGCAAGAAATAAACTTCCCCTCCAGCAGTTTAGGCAGCTACATAAGCGATGGCGGTTGGATGTACGGCAAGCCGACTGGTGTGTACTACAGGATAGTTGAGGCTTTGGAGAAGGAAATGGGCATAAAGGCCAAGATTATTAACGAGGTCGTCATAGAGCCAGAGACACCCGACCCAGATGTACTCTACTAACTTGCACTCACTCTTCTCCACCGTATAGACTACAGATATACACAATGGCCGCGATGGATTTCGCGGTAACAGTGCAAGGATCTTGTGGATTCAAGACTCGGTGCGCTAACGGGTTCTTTTATTTCCCGCTGGCCGCAATATGCACTTGCGTTTTCGGTCGGCAACACTAGCAGGACTGAAAACAAAATGCCAAACAATCTACGAAAACTTCAGGATCGCGCAGCAGCAATCGCTGCCCGCCTCACTGAATTAGCTGACACAGAAGAGCGAAGCGAAGAGCAGACTGCTGAACTCCGCAAGCTCAGTGACGAAGCCGATGCTGTAAAGTCTGACTTGGACTTCGAACAAAAAATTGCTGCAAAAGAAGCCGAGCTTCGTGCAGTAGTTGAGCCAGCAGCTCCAGCTCCAGCTCCAGTCGAAAAGGCTGAAGAGAAAAAAGCTGAGATCCGCCAGGTTCTTCCTCACCACACCGAACTCCGCTGCTTCAATGACTCACCAGAGTCAGTTGAGAAGGCTTATGGGATCGGTCGTTGGATCCGAGGAACTCTTCTTCGCAGCAACGACGACCTCCGATGGTGCAAAGACCACGGCTTTGAAGCTCGTGCTTTAAGTGAAGGCACGAACTCTGCTGGTGGATTCTTGGTTCCTGATGAGTTCGCTGCACGAGTCATTCGACTCGTCGAAGAGTACGGAACTTACCCAGAAGCAGCCGAACGAGTTGTAATGGCTCGGGACGTAATGAACATTCCGAAACGCGCCAGCGGTACAACCGCGTACTTCGTTTCGGAAGGTAGTTCCGTGACAGAAAGCGATCCTAGCTTTTCGCAAGTCCAGCTCCAGGCTCAAAAGCTGGCAGTGGCGACTCGACTTTCTCAAGAAGTCCTCGAAGACTCGGCCAGCTATGTCAACATTGCTGATCAAGTTGTTCAGGAATTCGCTACTTCACTGGCACTTAAAGTTGACACGAGTGCATGGACAGGTGACGGCTCGTCTGGTCACGGTTCAATCACTGGTCTCTTCGCAAAGATCGACGACGGCAACCACACTGCCTCCGTTATCGATGCAGCTTCCGGCAACACCGGATTCGAGACTCTTGATGTTGACGACTTCTTGAACTGTGTCGGTCAACTTCCAATCTACGCTCGACCGGGCGCAGCTTGGTACATCTCACCATCCGGCTACTCAGCTTCGATCGCTCGACTGAAGTACGCTCTTGGTGGAAATAGCGTTGACGAACTTTCCTCAGACGCAGGATTGAGCTTTCTTGGATTTCCAGTCAAGCTCGTTCACGTTGCTGACTCGACACTCGGCGCTGACGCCGGTGTTGTGAAGTGCGTACTTGGAAATGTTCAGCTATCAAGCATCTATGCAAGCCGTAGAGACTTCAGCATGAAGATGTATGATCAGGTCTATGCAACAACCGAGCAGGTTCTTATGCAAGGCAGCATGAGACTAGCTTGCGTTTCGCATTCACTTGGTAGCAATTCAGAGGCGGGCCCAGTTATCGCCCTGAAGTCTGCTGCTTCTTAGTCTAGTTTGTAAGCAAAGCAACCCCGGCAGGAGCATACCACTCCTGCCGGGGAACCGCTTTTTGCGGGGTAGACCAAGAGGGTCAGGCTGCCGCCTTAACGCAGGGACGCGAACCCGCTTTTTCGTCCCCGAGTAAAGGAGTCAGTTTTGAAAGTACGAATTTTACAAGCATTCCAGACGTTTAAGATCGGGCAGGTTTTTGATTGGCCAGACGGGATGGCAAATGTTTTTGTTGCTCGCGGCCTAGCGACCCCAGTTGAAGAGCGTTCAGTTGAGTCGGCCGATGCTCCAGAGGAGTCAGTTGAGCGAGCTGCGATTTCATCCAAACCAAAGAGGCGACGTAAGAAATGATACACCCAAGTCCTGTCGTCTTCGTCACTCCCACGATGTCGTCACCCACTCCAACTCTTTACAGGAGTTTGGTTAGAACCACATCACCATCCATTGAACCCGTGACGCTTGCGGAAGCAAAGCACCACGCAAGAGTGGATATATCTGACGATGACACATATATCCTAACACTGATAGCAGTAGCCAGAGAATACGTCGAAGACAGGCTGGACACGACACTTCTCACAACAATCTGGGAAGCTCGGTACGACGAATTCCCGCTCTGGGAAATCGTACTACCAAGACCACCAATGTTATCTGCCACAGTCGCCATCACATACAAGGACACAGAAGGCGCAAGCCAGACATTAACTTCTTCCTCAAGCCACTTTCAGGTTGATCACCGAACGATCCCTGGAAGAGTTTATCCAAACTACGCTGCCACTTGGCCAGCGACCCGAGGCGACGAAAACAGCGTGACTATTTCGTATACAGCGGGTTACGGATCAAACGCATCCGACGTACCTGCCGCGATCAAACACGCGATGCTACTTTTGATTGGACATTGGCACGAAACAAGGCAGCCGGTAACGGCTGGAAGCGTTGCTCAGAACGTCCAAGTTCCGCTTACCTTTGAAACACTCATACAAAGCATGAGCTATGGAGTTTACCGATGAGCTTTGAAGCAAGAGTCGATGCTGACATTATCTTCCACGATACGAGTGAAGCCGTGTTCGAAGTCGGAGTCGTGTCAGACCACCAGCAAGTGCTGAACAAAACTTGTGAAACAATTACGGGCTCGGCAACAACAACGCCAGCCGACATCACTGCGTCGTCAGCAACGACTCTCTCAACGCTTGCCATAAAGAATACAGGAAGCGTCGGCCTGATAGCTGCCGGGGTGATAACTATTCCAGCAGGAAGAACTGCCGTACTCCCTGTCACATCAACTGTTTCTATCGAGTCAGCAAGCGGAACCGGCCAATACACAGCTATATGGGTGGGCTAAATGAATCAAATTGGCCGAATGAGAGAGCGAATCACGGTTGAAAAGCCTACAGAAGAACGCAATCGTTTCGGCGAAGTGTCTTTAGGCTGGCAGGCTGTACGAACAGTGTGGGCAAAGGTTGACGGGCTGAATACCAGGGAAACGCTCCAAGCAATGCAAGCCAACGCAATCGTTAGCCACAAGATGACCATACGCTTCTTCGAAGACATTACTCACGAGTACCGCGTTATCTGGCGCGGACGAGTTATGGAGATAGCAAGCGTGACAGAAAAGATGGACAGAAGGTTCCACGAGCTTTTAGTACGGGAGGTTCAGTAATGAGCAATCTCGGAAGAGCTAACGCGATGATCAATATTCGAATGGATCCTCGCGCTGCCGTGATGATGGACACCTTAAAGAACATCACAAAAGTATTTGAGGGCCAGAAAATACTGGCTCCAATCGTAAGACGAGCTGCACGAAAAATCGCAAACGAGTACAAATCTCGTGCGAAAATGATTGAGGTCACAGGCAACTTGGCCGGATCAGTTGCGGTTAAAACAAAGTCCTATGGGACTGGAACAGTCGTCGCAATCGCCGGCCCGAAGCACACAGGAACAATGGGCGCTACTGGAGACCAGCCCAGCGGCAATCATTCGTGGCTTGTTGAATTTGGTAGCAATGGCCGCAGGAAGCCTGGAACCAGAGGCGCTCGACGAACGTATGTCGATGTTCACAAGAAAGTGAACGCAAAGATGAAACGGGTGGCCCGGCTGGAGGATAGTGAAAAATTCGCCAAGCGAGCGAAGGGCTTTTACTTCATCATGTCCAGCGAAAACGAACCAACCAGACAAAACCGCAAAGGTTCGGGATACCCTCACGACTTCTTCATGGCAGTTCAGCCTGGGGAGACTTACGGCGCGATGCCGGCAAGAGGGATTATGCAGAAATCCATCAAGGCTAAGACACCTGAAGTCAACGCAATACTTCGCAAAGGGATTCTTGCCGCAATCACAAAGACAATCTCGAAATGATCATTTCACCAGAACGCAATATTTACCTCAAACTACTCACAACCCCTTCGGTTGCGAGAACAGTGGGTTTTGATGTGTACCCAATAGCCGTTCCAAAAATAGGAGCGGCATTGCCATTCATAATCTACAGGCGGTCAAACGTACTAAGAGAGCCTGCTCTGTCTGGGCCGACTTTTCACCCGATGGTGAGCATCCAGATAGCCTGCTGGGCGATGTCTTATGACGAAGTTCGTGAGCTGGGCGATGAAACGAGACTAGCTCTCGATGGCCACACCGGCACACTTGCCGGGTGTAGAATAGACGATATGAGGCTAACGTCGGAGGTTGATGATTTTCTCGACCCCACCGACACGGGGGCGCAGTTGCCACCAGCCTATGAAGTGCGACAGTTGTACCAGGTTCGGTGGTCTGAGGCTACCGAGTGACATTATTCTCTACGAACGCAGGAGTGCGAAAACATGGCGATAAAATCAGCTCACGGTGTTGAAGTAAAATTCACCCCTTCAGGTGGATCCGCTACAACATTCAACGTAACGAACGTGCAGATCAGCGAGACTGCCGATGTTGTGGACAGCTCCCACCTCGGCCTTGCTCAAAGTGCGCGTAAGACTTTCATCACTGGCCTTCTCGATGCAGAAGTAACCTTTGATTACATATCAGACACGCTAATCAGTTCTGGCGAATCAGGCGCTCTCGAAATCGGAACAAACACAGACGCTCCATTTACTTACAACGCCACAGACGCAACCTGCACAAGTGGTTCACTGGGTGGAACTGTTGGTGATCTTGTTAAGGGCTCGGCCACATTCAAGGTTGCGACAGTTTCTTAAACCTAATTGAGAATAGCTAATGTCATTTCCGGTCACACTTCACGGGGCGTCGTTCTCCTTTAAGGGGTTCGACGCCCTGATTAGTGGCGTCTCAGTTGAGACTCCCAAGGCAGAGATTATCAACACAACCAGCGTTTACGACAACGTAGGTGTTCGACAAGATTTGCCAACAGGAGAGCAAGCCCAACCGGGAACGGTCACAGTTGACTACATAGCGAAATCGACATCAGCAGATCCGCAAGATTTAATACACCTACAAAGCCAACTAAGGATTGTTGGCAATAACTACAGAATCACAAGGAACGTGATACTGGAATCCGCATCAGTAGATGCCCGTACTGGGAACAGTATAAGAGGAAGTTTGAAGTTCAGGATGACTGATTTTTATTTCCAGTAAGAGGGAACTTCCAATATGCCTCCACTCAGTAAAGCGAAAATTCTTGCCGCAAATGACGTAACAACAGAAACAATCGACGTTCCAGAATGGGGCGGCGAAGTTGTCATTAAGACGCTCTCAGGTGTCGAAAGAGATCAGTTCGAGGACTCGTATCGCGCAGAAGAAACGAAGAGCTTTCGTCAAAGATTCTTGGTTCTCTGCCTCTGCGATGCGAAAGGCGTCCGCCTCTTCTCAGACAAAGAGATTGATGCGCTCGGCGAGAAGAACGCAAACGTAATTAACAGGTTGTTTGAAAAAGCCTGGGCCTTCAATGCTTTCAGAACAGAGGACGTTGACAGCCTGGGGGAAGGTTTGCCGAGCGACCAGAAAGACAGTTCTACTTCAGACTAGCTCTCGCGCTCGGCATGACGGTTAAAAGATTGTTGCAAGAAGTTGACTCAAAGGAGATCTCTGAGTGGTACGCATACGATCAACGGTGGCCTCTGCCAGACCATTGGCAGCAAACCGCGAGGATATGCAGAACCGTGATGGCGTCTTCTGGGAATTTCAAGAACGTACCGCGAGAAGATGAATTCATTCCAGCGGTAGTCAAGAAAACCCAGAGTCAGGAAGAGATGTACGCCGAGCTGAAGAAGTTAGATAAGTACGTTAAGAAGGAATAGACCGTGGCATTTCTTGGAAAAATCAGTGCTGTCGTTTCAGCGAATACCAGAGACTTTTCGAAGGCTATTGGTAACGCTGAGAGGGACATAAAGCGATTCGCCAAATCGATGCAGATGGTCGAGCTGAATCTTGGTGGACGAGAACTAGACAAAACTCTTACCAAAGTCCAGCAGTTCCAGGGCAAGATTACAAACATAATGAAAATGATGGCAGCAGGCATTGACGCCGGCTTGCCTGATCCAACTCGATTGATGTCCAAGTTCAAAGCTATGGAGGACTTGGGAAAGCCACTGCAAAATCTTGTCAAGCAATTCGAAGGCTTGTCCACGGGTATGCAAGCAGAGCTGGCTCCAGTTCTGGAACAAACCCAGCACGGTTTCAGAAAGCTATTCAGCCAGATACATAGTGGCGCGACTACGTTTGATTCTGCTGGCGACCGTGTAGCGAAGCTGAGAACCCAACTACTTCAGCTCAAGCAGGCTTTTTCAGCAGCAGCAGACTTAGGCGGATTGAGAAACCAACTAAGCATGGAAAATGTTGGCGCGAGCTTTGCCCAGCCAAGAGCGCAGCAAGCCATGCAAGGAAGCCTGTCGCTTAGAGGCAAGGCGGCATCATTGCCAGCGAATCTACGATCCGGCTCTTTCGCTGACCTAGCAGCCGCAGCGGAATCGAACGCCGATCGAATAGAGCGACAAGCAGCTCGCATACTTAGAATCCAAGTACAGCTTCAAAGAAGTGGTGAAACTTCAGGCGGACTGAATGCTCTCGCAGCAGCACAGCAGCAAATGAACACGCTCAGTCAAAACCAAGAGCGTATCAATGCACGAATGCAAACTGGCCTGAGAAACGCACAAATAAAGTCTGTGATATCACCAGTCGCCATCAGTCAAGTCGAACAACTTTCTAACGAATTTACACAACTCGCCTCTATCTTGAGATCCGCAGATGCGACTGGCTTTAATCAGCAGATTGCCGGCGTTGGCAAGATAGTCCAAGGGTTCAACAAAGGAAAGATTGAAGCGAAGCAAGCGGAGAAGGCAGTCCGAGGACTTGGCGCTGAAGTAAAAGCATTAGAGAAAATGCAGATATTCAAGTCTATCTCTGGCTCTGGGTCAAACCAGCTAAGTAAAGGGTTTGAAAAAGCTGCATCAGCCATTGCTGTGAACCGGCAGTTTATTGGTAACTTCGAGAGCCTCGCAGGAAAAGACGAAGGACTTAGATCCATCGATAAGATGATGGCCAAGGTTCAGCAGCTTCAGGTTATTCAGCAAAAAGTTCTTGCGTCCACAGATCTAGGTTCTGAAAAACAAATCGCAGCTCTCAATAGAGTGGACAGAGAACTTGATGAACAGATAGCGAAAATGAATCAAGTTGTCGCGGCCAGCAGCAACATGGGCGACTCGGCCGGCGTGGGAGTGGAGAGAATCGAAAGGGCGCAGTCGAGAGCGATGAACGCCAGAGGCGCTATGAGCTTTGGTGGCATGGCTTCATTCCAGCTTGCAATGCAGCAGGGGCTCTTTGCTATAGACGATTTTATGTCGTCAACAGGTGGCATCGAATTTAAGCTGCGTGCCATAGGAAATAACATCTCGCAGCTCGGTCTCAACATAGGCCAATCTGGACTCATACCAGGACTGACTGCAACTGGCGGTCTCTTCTTAGGCATGGGCACGATGATGCTGGCTCACACGATACCTGCCTTGCTAAAGTATGCAAATATAATAGATC